TTATAAACCTCCCCTAATCGTCTTGCATTACTAAATGTTCCTGTGTTTGGATTCGGTATAAATCGACCTGTAGTTTCATCAACAAACTCATAACCTTTTTGACCTAGTACATCTGTTGCATATCTTTCTGCTTTTGTTTTTGATTGATTATGATTAGTAGCATCCCCTCGCATATCAACTTCAAAATGTCTATATGTCATTGTAACATTAAATTGCATTACTGTATCTGTTGTGCCATAGTCTAATGATATTGGATCTACTTGTTTTGGGTAGGCATCAAATAATTGCCATCTCATATTTTCTTTTTGTTGTTTATTAAGATGTTGAATATCAACTCTTGTTACATAATTTTTGTAATAATTATAATGATTATTTTGTGGACTTACTATTGCTTCAACCCAATCGGTAAAGAATTTTAATTCAGACAAACCATCAGTACAATAAAAACCTAAAATAATATCAGCATAAAGTTTTTGATATGCAACTGAACGAAATCCTATATCTTTTTCGGTTGTAGCTATATTGTGTCCCGGGATTTGAGCTTGGAAACAATTTAATTCTAATAATTCCATTCTCTCTCTATCCAGACCAATCTGAAAAGGTTGTGTTATAGTTACTTTGAATTGATTCGGTTTCGCATAACCTTGTCTGATTTTTGCTTTTATGTCGTGTATATTGAATGCCATCTATTCTCTCCGTATAAATACTTTCGACTCTATATATTTATACCTCGACTATGAATTTTCAGAAGCATGTTGGCAAATATAAAGTACATAATAAAGCAAAATATGTAGCAGATTTGCAAGAAGTTGTGTACAGATCCTCTTGGGAACTCAAATATATGAAGTATCTCGACAGACACCCAGCTGTTTTAGAATGGGGATCTGAAAATGTTATTATTCCATATTATAATCAGATTGAGAAAAAAACTAGAAGATATTTTGTTGATTTTTATGTTAAGATAAAAAATCCCGAAGGTGAGATTAAGAAGTATTTAATTGAGGTTAAACCGGCCAGTCAATGTCGGCCACCTAAACAAAGAAAAAGAATTTCTGTTAAGTATAAAAATGACTTGAAAAGATTTATCATTAATCAAAGTAAATGGAAAGCTGCTCGAAAATGGGCAGAAAAACGTGGTATGCAATTTATAATAATAACAGAAAAAGAGTTGGATATTCCTACTAAATCTTATAAATACAAGAAAAATGGCAGACAGCAAAGCAGTAAAAGATAAACAAATACTTCCACAGGGTCGTTGGAATCTTGTAGATAAAAAGCAATTAGATGGAATGGCTAAATTTTCTGGAATGAGAATTGCTAAATTATTTTTGACACAAGTGTTTCTCGGATTATCTTCAGGTAAGATTAAAACAGTTGGTGAGATTGGAAATCTTAAAGCTGTTCAAAGAGTTGTAATAAAGTTTACAAAAAGAGAAACTGGATTATATAACCAATTGTTAGTACCGATTGGATTTCCTAAGTTAATAATACAAACAGTAAAAGGAAAACGAGTACCATCTTTTGAAGCAGCAACATCACAACAAAAGCGTTTGGGTCGAGTATGGTCTGCTGCAGGATTTCGTGATATTGGTTTGTCAGCTGATGCTGTTAATAAAAGAGCAGAGAAAAATTTAAAACAACATATTGATTTTTTAACCCAAGAATCTTTCTTTCAAAAAGTACATAAACAAGCTAAGCTTGAAGGTATGTTAGATCGGAATGAAATTGCAAGAGAGTTTTATCGTGATTATGCTCTTGAGCAAGGAATTAATTATAGATCATTAGAAATGTTAAGAACAGGTGGTATAAGAGCAAGTGATATGAAATTGGGTAGAATGTATTTCTTTCGTTATAAAGCTGAGGATCCTAGAAATCGTGGAGAAGTTTTTGATGAATTTCCTTTAATTTTTTTATTACAAGAAGATGCTAATAACTTTGAAGGAATTAATTTTCATTATTTAAGTCCTAAATTAAGATTTGTTTTACTTGGTTTGATATATGAGTATTTAAAGGATAATAAATTAGAAAATCCAAATCGTTCTAAACTATATGCAAAAAGATTTAAAGCTAAGATAGCTAATAATAGAAGATTTAGATATGCAAAGGTTATATATAGACAATATAGCCCATATCAAATTCAATCTAAAGTTATATTAGTTCATCCATTAGATTGGGAGATAGCTATTCAAGTTCCAACAGAAAGATTCAAAACAAAAACAGGTAGTCGTATTGCTGCAAGAAAGATTTGGTATCAATCACAAATAAGATCAAGGACAGTATAAATGGAAAATTATCAACCTAGTAAATTCGATCAATTAGTATTCCCTTCAGACGCCGATCCAAAGATTAGGACAGAAACTTTTTCTCCCTATCAAGAATGTATGCGTTTTGGTATAGCATGGAATAGAGGTACAAATTTAAAAAAGGCTGTTGGCGAACAGGCATCTAAATTTCTTGAAGTTCGGGATGAATCGTTTGGTGCAAGTAATAATACTGAAAAGGGTAGTCAGGAAGCACAAGCGACTACGGTGGCAGGTGTACTTGCTTCTGGCAATGGCCAAAGCATCTCGGCTGGGTTAAATCGTTTGATTGCAGCTGGTAGCAGAGCAGCGGGTGCTGTTCGTGATTCAATCGGTACACTTACAGACAATGCACAAAGAAGTAGAGCCCAACAAGTTTCTGATGCAGCACGGCAAAGAACTGAGTTAGGTAATATTTATTTGAACATGCCTAATCAAGTTGTATTAAGTGAAGAAGCAAATTGGGGTGGACAAGAGTTGGGTGCAGTTGGTCAAATAGCAAGAACTGGTTTAGGTGCCGAAGGTATTACTGCAAGTGAAGCATTTGGTGCTGGAGTAGTAGGTAATGCTGGTAATTTACTTGCTGCAGGTGTTGGTGCCGCCGCGGCAAAATTAACTGGAGTTGTAGGTGGATTTGTGGGAGCAGTAGGTGCTGGACTTGCAGGGGGTTCAGTACAGAGAGCAGCTGATTCTGCATTTAGAGTTTCACAAAATCCTTTTTTAGAAATGATGTTTTCGGGAATAGGTTTTCGTCAATTTAAATTTGATTTTACATTAAGACCAAGAGATCCTGATGAAATTGAAACTTGTTTTAAAATTATTAAATTATTTAGAATGCATTCGAGACCTTCATGGGAAGGAACTTTTGGTAGAGCTTTTATGAATTATCCTATGGAATTTGATATTGACTTTTTAACAAGAACAACAGATCAAATACCAGCTGACAAAACTGCACCAGATTTTGGTAGTTCTAGTTGGACAAAAAATGTACATTTACCTATGTTACGACCTTGTGTTTGTACAAATGTTGAAACGAATTATACACCTCAAAGTGTATGGTCTGCTTATGAAAGAGGTGCGCCTATTGCCTTAACATTAGGGTTGTCATTTCTTGAAACCGAACTTGTTACTGCCGGAGATATTAGAGATGAACCTGGTTTTAATGCTAGTAATAGTAAAGGTAATTTAGTAACTAATGAAGAAGCTAACAGAACTGCTTTTGGAATTACAGGTTCAGGAGATAATCAATAAATGGCATATTTTTCTAGTTTTCCAAAAATATTTTATGATGTTCGTGGTTTAGAAAGTAGATCACCAAGCGATATTGTTACAAATATCATGGCACGAGTTTTATTAAAAGCTAGTGCTTTTGATAATCCTGATACAAGTCAACAAGATTTGTTACAAGCTACAGGATATTTTCAAAAACATATTATACAAGATGGAGAAAGATTAGATACTTTAGCATATGAATATTATGGTGATTCAGAACTACATTGGATTATTGCATATGCAAATGGAGTTTCAATATCAAATCCTTATTATGATTTTCCTTTAACACAGTTTGATCTAAATAAATTTATTACGAAAAAGTACGGAGCTGGTAATGAAAATGAGAAACATCATTTTGAAAACGCAGATAAACATGAAGTTGATTCAAATGCACCAGGTGCAACCATTGTAAGTAATTTTTTATATGAAGAAAGATTAAATGATGCATTAAGACCTATTAATATTCTTCAACCACAATATGTACCTGCGGTTGTAAAAGAATTTAAAGAATTATTAGTACCTTCTTTCGCGCGGCAAATTGGACTTTAAAAAGGATTTAGTATGGCACAATTACAACAAAGTGTAACTGATGTTGATATTGAGAAAATTTTAATTTATTCAGCTAATTTTGATAAAGGTTACGATTTAACACCTCATCTTGAAGAACTAAATATTTACGAAAATATTTTTGATAAGACAATGAAAGGTACATTGGTTCTTGTCGATGCATGGGACTTACCTAATAAATTACCCATTCTTGGTGAAGAACGTCTTGATATTACAATATACACACCTACTGCTAAAGATATTGATGAAGCTGCAATTGATCCTATGTATTTTCATGTTACCCGTATTCACGATAGAGATTATAGAAGTCCACAGAGTCAAAGATTTGTACTTGAGTTAGTTTCTGAACAGTACATGAATAATATTTGTAGTCGTGTTAGTAAATCATACAAAAATAAATCTGCTTCTGAGATTGTTGAAGATATTTATGATAATCATTTAGACGATGGTAATATTCTTATCACAGAAAAGACAAATAAAATTGAACCTTGTGTTATTCCGAATTGGAGTCCTTTTCAAGCTATAAATTTTTTATGTAGAAGAACTATTGCTAATGATGCTAATGCTGTAAATTTTTTATATTTTCAGACAATGCAAGATACATATTTTAAATCTTTACATAGATTAATGAGTGCAGAACCTGTATTAACTTTTCTTACTGCTCCAAGAGATCAAGATATTCATAAGATTGAATCTTTAGCCAATGAAAATGTTGTGAAAGCAGATAGTATTACGATAGTGAATCAATTTAAAAGAGTTGAAAATATTAATCAAGGTCAGTATGCATCAAAGTTATTAACACATGATATAGTTACAAAAAAACTTAGAATGTATCATTATGATGGATATAATCAATGGTTTCATATAAATCATTGTGGTCAATTTCCACCATATAATAATTCAGAACAAGATTTTCGAGCTTCAGAAACAAATGTTTCATTAGGACCTTTTGCTAAAGGTTTTCAGTTTAAGTTTGATCCAGAAGATACTCGTACTTCTGCTTTGTATGATAGTGATATTTCATTTTATCCAAAACATAAAGATTTGCTTGGAGCAAGAAGTCCAAAATTGATCGGTCCCACAATTCCTTATGATAATAGAGTTGAGGATTGGAAATTACAAAGAGCGCAACATATGCAACAAATGAATGGAACTGTTTTAGAGGTAGAATGTGGAGGAAAATCTTTTATACGTTTGGGAATGATAGTCGAGGTTTTAATTCGTGCCGCACAAGGTTATGTAGGATCAGGTGATCCTATAGATGAAGTTTTATCAGGTAGATTTTTAGTTACAAAAATTCGTCATGTTATTAGTTTAAATAAAGGTAACGCAGAATATAAAATGGTTATTGAAATGAGAAAAGATGGTTTAGAAAAACCAGCACCAGATGTTGGACATTTAAAAGCTTTGAAAGAAACAGCGGGGACTCGAAGATGATATATGGTGAATTTGTTTGGTGGCAAGGTGTTGTTGAAGATCGTGATGATCCATTAAAGTTGGGTCGTTGTAGAGTAAGAATTGTCGGTTATCATACAGACGATAAAAAACTTATTCCTACAGCTGATCTTCCATGGGCTACACCTATGCAACCTATTACTTCAGCTGCTATGAGTGGTGTTGGTACGACTCCTATAGGTCCTGTTCGAGGTACTTGGTGTTTTGGATTTTTTAGGGATGGTAAAGACGCACAAGAACCTGTTTTTATAGGAACCTTTGGAGGTAGACCACAAGAACCAGCTGATCCAAAATTAGGGTTTAATGATCCTGTTGGATTGTATCCTCTACAAACTCATCTTAATGAACCAGATACAAATAGACTGGCAAGAGGTATAGGAAAAATGCCAGTTGGTTCAAAGAATGGTGAGAATCATGCATCTTTAATATGGAAAAGAAAGACTAGACAAACAGGTGTACCTAAAGCTGTAGCAGGTGATTTACAAGGTACAGATGCACTAAGTCTGATTATTGCTAATGAAGGAGATTATTATGATTTTGATTATTGGAATGAACCTAATCCAAGATATGGGGGAACAAAAGATAGTGCAACTGAGTATTTAACTCCGGGTAAATTACCTGACGGAGAACCTTATGGTAAAACTTCTTCAAAATATCCTTACAATCATGTTAGACAATCTGAGTCAGGTCATGTAGAAGAATGGGATGATACACCGGGTGCAGAGAGATTACATAGGTATCATAAAGCTGGAACATTTGAAGAAGTACAACCAGATGGATCAAAAGTTGTTAAGGTTGTTGGTAGTGATTACGAGATTGTAGCTAAGGAAAAACGCGTACTTGTTAATGGTGATTGTGAAGTAACTATAATGGGTGATTGTAGATTACAAGTACAAGGAACAATGGTGCATGAAGTTTTGGGTAACTACCATTTAAATGTTCATGGTGATATGAGAACAAAGATTGCTGGTAATGATGTTAAATCAGTTGGAACAGATAGTACGGAAGTTGTTAATGGTTCACATTCTTTATCTGTTGGTTCAAATGATTTCTTGACAATAGGTGGAAATGAAGAAATAAAAATTAGTGGTACGGACACAACTATTGTTACGGGTAGTTATGATCTTTATTCTTTAGCCGATATTACTCAAGCGAGTACTTTAGGTTCTAGGTATTTTGCAGCTACAACAATGGACATAAATTCATTGGGAACTTTGAGTCTCGCCACGGCAGGTATTATCAATCAGTATGCCGGTTTAACTTGGCAGGCGTATTCTACAGGTCCTATGATACAAACATCACAGAGTACATATAATTTAAATGTTACTCTTGCATCGACTTTTGTTACAGGTTTAGCTGAATCTCATTTAGTAGGCGGTATATTCTCAGTAAGAGCGCCGTTAATACTTTTGAACTAAGGATTACGATATGGCAAGTTGTGGTATAAGTGTAAATGTAAGTAATTTAGGTGTACAATTTCAAGCAAGTGCAACAGCTTTTAGGGCTCTTGCTGGATTGACAGGGGTTCCTATTGTTGGAATCGCGGCAACCGCTGCTCAATTAATTCCACAGCTAACATCAATACAGGGATTGATGAATTTTGTTTTACCTGCAATTCCTTTGGGTTCTACTTTAACGGGTTTAAGAGATCAATTTTCTAATTTTGTTAATGCAGGTGTTGGTACTCTTACAGGAATATTAGAAGATTTTGGAGATATAACAGGACTAGCAGGTTATGCAAATATTGATTTAACTAATCTGGCCAATTCAGCACTTGGCTTTAGTGGTACATTTGATCCTTGTAATTTTGTAGATTTTGGTATACCTAATGTTGTTAAAGATGCCTCAGGTAATTTAAGAGCTTTAGCTAATTTTTCACCTAATTTAGGAGTGTTTAGTTTCGCTGCTCCACAAACTGTATTTGGATTGAATACATCACAGTTAGCTTCATTTAATCTAGGTAATTTTTCAAATGTTACAAGAGGAAATTTATCATTTAGTTCAGTTAGTAGTTTTGTTTCAGATCCATTAACAGGTATCACATCTATATTACCTACAAATTTGGGTGAAGCAAGAAGTCTGTTACAAACTAATATCGTAGCTTCAGGTGGTGGATTAGGTGCTGCTATTAGGGTTACTTCAACAGGAGAAATGATAGTAAGAGAGAAACAAAGTTTAATAGATGATATTGCAAATGGAATATCAGAGTCTCTTGATGAAGCAGGTGATTTTATTTCATCAACTTTATTTGATGAAGATGGAGATGATGAAATAGTATTTGATGAGTTCGGAGATGAAATCTAAGGAGATATTATGGCCATAACATTTACACCAGGATTAACACCCACTTTCCATGAGTTGATAACAGATTCAGCTAAGGAAAGTGAAAAACAGATTGTTGCTCTTATAACAGCAGGTACTGCTTACGAGAATAAGTTACAGGCACCTATTACTGCCATGACTACTCGTATGGATACTGTAATCGCTGCTTTAAATTCAGATAGGGGTACTGCAGCTGCAGAAATAGGTTTTGCATCATCACCTAATACATTAGCCTTCTTTGCTGCCAATTCTCTTAATTTGCCTGCAAGTTTTACTGCAGGAGGGGGTACTTTTTCTGATATGCAAGCTATACATAGTGCCGCTGTTGCTTATGAAGCTGCTGCACAAGCTTGTATTACAGCAATGAATAATTTAAAGGGATTTGTCAGTACGGTAGATGTAGATAATTTCAAACTCCATATGGATTTACTCTCTGGAATAAGATTTGATGTGCCAGGTACTATTGAAAAACCTAATTTATTTGGCCTCATGGGAACGGTTATGTCAATAACAGATTTGAGAGACCGATTTGGTGAAACTTTTATTAATTATCTAGTTCTTCTATTCGGTACCTTGTTTACAGCAGATGATACTATTGCTGCAGCTAAAGCTCATGTAGATACGGATCCTATACCTACGACATATGCCAGTTTGGGTGTATTAACTAGAGTACAAGCAAATCCGTTCAACGAATCACCTTCAACAATCATTAATGATATTAATGCTGTAACAGGTACGGTAACTCCATACACGGCTTTAGTAGTTTCTCATCAAGCAAATTTTCAGACACATATCACGGATGATACGAATGAGTTTAATGCAGCTACTGCTTTACTGGAAAAGTATATATTTGCTATGAATATATCAAGTCATTTCCGAGATGATTATTATAAATTTATGTACACAGATGTTTTTGGTAGTACGGCCATTAAAAGTATTATTCAACAGATAGACGACGGTACAATAGAATAAGGAGATAAATATGTTTCCAGCTTGCAGAATTGGAGATGCAGACATGGTACATTGCTCCCCACCATTTCGCTGGGGGGCTTCACCTAATGTATGGGTTAATTTTAGGCCTTGGTCTTGTCAAGGTCATTTTAATCAATTTCATTTGAAACAATGTGGTATTGTTTGTTGTTTACATAAAGCACCTATTGCACTAGGGGCTTTTACTGTAAGAGTAAATTTTAGAGGAGCGGGTTCAGTAGGAGATTATATCGCAGGTTGTACATTTGTTGCCCAAGGCTCTCCAAATGTATTGATTGGATTTTAAATAATAAGGAGATAAACATGAATTTTTACCAATTTACAGAATTATTGATAGTAGATAATCACATTATGAATCCCAATGTTAATGATGAACGAGTACAACAAGCACGGGAAGATATTGCCAAGATCATTAGAGAATATAAAAAAGATAGACCTACTACACAACAACAAATGGGTGAAGAACTAATCAAAGCTATGGAAGGTGTTGAGAATGATGTTAAAAAATTGAAATAAGTCTCACATATTTTCCCAGTCTTTCTACGCTGGACAACCTCAACCACGGTGAACACAATGGCATATGAATCCGGTTATGACCCTAATCATCCTCAGGACTCACAACTACATACGCGTTGCGTCATACTTGAGTCACAGATAGAACAACTCCGTGCCAAACTCAATAGTATGACAACAGAACGAGATGATCTTCTAAAGTCTATTAAAGTACTAGACGATCTCACTATTCAAATAAGACGTACATTAAACAAGATAGAGGACAATCATGGATTCGACTAAAGAGCTACCTGAAGTCCTCAAAGACGACTATATATTCATAGAAGGAGCAGGATATTTCCCTAAATCACTATCTCAAAACCCTAGAAAAGATAAATACATGATATGGGAGAAGGAAGATCAATTAACACAAGAAGGAGTAAAGTAAAAATGGACATCAAACCGGTTGGCTGGAAACCTGACGGAACACATATAAACGTACTAGGAATAATCGTCATAATCGCGGCAGTACTATTCACATTCGATCCTTACCATTGGTTCGGAGATGATACCCCGACACCTAAAACAACTACAAAAGAAGTAGTTAAGGAGAAATAATGGAAATCCTCGGAGTTCTAGTAATATTAATATTTTTCGTAGTATGGGTGAGATACACTTATCAAAATATGGGTGAAATGCGTTCTTACTGGTCTAAGGCCTTTAGGAAACTAGGACACGACCATTGGCAGGGAGAAGATATAGAACCCAAAGACTACACTTTCTCAAAACAGGCTGAGGAATCACTAAAACGTAAGAAACGTAAAGATTCCTCACCTGTTCCTGTAAAGAAGAAAACGAAAAAACGAACAACAACAAAACGTAAGACTACTAAAAGGAAGGTGAAATAATGATAAACCCCTACTTAATTTTAATTCCATTTCTACTAGGTAACTCGGCTCCCGTGGGTGGATTAATAACACTACTGATAGGTGGAGTTTTGGGTATTGGTATCATCATTGGTATCATATATGGACTTATTAGGTGGTTAGCATGAACTATCCTCTCTTACAATCTATCTTAAAGGAAAATGACGAAGAACTCACAGAAAACGGACTATCACTAAAGAGATTAGCGGAGAGATTACAAGACGATAACTATGAAATGACTGAATCAGATAAGGAGATCATGGATCAAAAATGGCGTAAAATATGGAAGGATAACTGATGAATTTCTATAAGTACATACTAAATTGGTGGTATTGTGAACAATACGACTATGTAAATAAGAGATGTAAGAAATGGACAGAGAAATGATTCATGGATACTCTATACGGATTAATCAGAATATTCCTTATATCAGCTTTTATAAGTGGAATTGTGTACTTGCTTCTAATGCCAGAACATAAGAAACCGAAAACATACAAAGAAATCACTTTAGATCACTTTCTTAGTGTAGGTAAGTAAGAATGAACGATTGGGAAGAACACAAAGCTAACATGAGAGAGAAATGGTGGTGGATGGCTGTAATGTTGTGTGTAGGAGCGTTTATGATGGGTTTATTGATGTTAATGTGTGCCTGTGGTGTATGTACATGATTCATAAGGGGTTACAGAGTGTTACGAAGTGTTGGATAATGTCAGAATGGGTTGGAGAATGTAGTGGGGAAATTGGAAAGGGGTGTGTTTGATGGAACATAGAGGGACTTGGCGACTTAAAGGAAAATCCTATTTTTACCAGAGAACCGCAGAGGGTACCAGATCCCTATGAGATTCCTTTCCGATATGACTCCGAAACATACTGAGTACATCCGCTTGGCACTCAATGATGTTGAGATACTTCCAGAGGATACCAGTTGGGCTGCAGATATGTCAGAGAAACTCAAAGACAATCCCTCATTATACCAGTTTGAATCCGGCTCCTTAGACATTCTCTGCGGTTACCTGATTGATATGTGCCACGAACTAGATGACATGCTGAGGGAAGCTGATGATGACGAACACGGAGATGAAGCAGAGTATATCATGGAGTACCGCGGTAAATTAGAGGAAATCCTCAGCTTATTACAGAAGTAATCGAGAACGGGAAAAGATTACCTGGCCGAACCTAAGTTGCGCGATTTAGCGACATGGACAGTAAACTCAGGATATAACAGCGGTATCTTAGCGGCTTACTTGAGATACTTATTTTACGAGCCTCAATTTTTTCCGTAGAAATCAGAGTATTCTGAAGTTCAGAGTATTCTGAAGTCGCGTCTATATAATAACGAACCCGAAAAAATTTCGGAGAAAAAAAAACTCACCGGAGAATTGCTATGGATAAACCTGTAGGAGATACACCTCAAGACGATCTATGGATAGATCATATTATTGATGAGAACCTTAGATTACAGAAACTTGTATCTACATTGATGAAGAATCTCAATAGAGATGAAGATAAGATTCCTATAATAAAGAGAGAAGATAACAGTATTAATGTAACTGGCGGATAATGTCAACAAACTTTAACTACACACTAGATGGGAAGAAGCTATTTAATTGGGAGAGCAGTATGACTAAACTTACAGCTAATTTCACTAAAGAGGAGTTTGACTGTAAATGCGGATGTGGTACAGGTACTATTAGTGAATTGTTAGTAAATCGGTTACAGAGGGTTAGAGATGATTACGGTAAGTCTATGATAATTACTTCAGGAATACGTTGCCTCAGTCATAATCGTAATATAGGTTCCCGTGATACTTCCTCGCATATCAAGTGTATCGCAGCTGATATAGGTTGTAAGAGTATGGGTGAACGCCACGATCTATTGAAGTACTGTTTGAGGTTCTTTGATAGAGTAGGTGTTCACAAAGAATTTCTGCATGTAGATGTAGACTATGATAAACCACAAGGAGTATTTGTTTACTAGGAAGCTCATATGTCATATATTGAATTAGTTTGGTACTATAAACTCAGAAGGTTTATAAGGAGAGTAACAAATGATTTCATTCAAAGACTTCGGTAAGAACACGATCTTTACTATGGAAGGGTGTGAGTTATTAGAAGAATTATTGGTAACTGAGGAGGGTGATGAGAATGGTACAAATAAGAAACGAGATGTACAAGAGTGTAGAGAAGAAGATCCTGAGGGGAAAATACCTCGAACAGCGTAAACAGATGGATGTTGAAGATGTCAACCGTAAGAGTAATATAGTATGTAAACAGTTGTTTGAACAGCGTGTATGGATTGAAGCAAAGAAAATTCATTGTTATAAGAGTATAGGCAATGAAGTCTCTACCGTAAAAGTGTTAGAAGAAGCCAAGAGACTAGGTAAAGAGATTATTGTTCCTGAAGAACACTTGTATAAAGTAGAACCTGCTTATGTGAGACAATATCAGGATAAAGGGATTGATCTAGTTATTTGTCCAGGAGTTGTATTTGATTTGGAATTAAACAGGTTGGGGAGAGGGAAAGGATTCTATGATATTCTTTTGTCTCAATTAGGTACCTATGCTGTAGGATTGGCTTATGAGGAACAAATCGTAAAAGGAGAATATCTATTCTCACCAGAAGGCCATGATATTCCTATGGATATGTTAGTAACGGAAGAATACATATATAGGAATTTACATTGGAGAAAGGAAAGAGATGAATCAGAATCTATATAATTATTCAATAGATGTCAATGGTGAAATAAAACAGGTACATGATGCAGGATTGATAACAACTCCCAGTATGGTTCTGGAAACTATTAAAGTTGAAGCGGAGAAACCCAAAGAACAATGTGAGGCCTCGGGTGGGAGGTCCTCACTTGAGAATTTTGGAATTGTTCTTGGTGCTGTTCTAGTATTAGTAGTTTGTTATAAATTCCTCAAGAAACATTATTGAGTCTTGAAGCTGTTCTCAATTTAAGTGAAGCTTTTGGACTAACACCAGAGATTAAATTATCAATCAATTCCTGTGGAATTGTATGACGTAAACTAATTCCATTACACCATTTATTGATATGTTTTGTTGTCGTGTTAGAATACTTTTGTTCTGTAACAAACATTCCTTCTGCTGTTGAAACGGCTACGGGTGTTTCATAAGAAAACAGAACATAAGTGCCATCTTTAAATACGACTTCGGTTTGATTACTTCCAAGTTGTTTTAATTTCATTAGTTTAACTCCTTTAAAATTTTATTTTCATATGTAGGAAATACTTGCAATGTATTACCTTCTTTAGTATAACGTGCTGTCATTTCATAACATTCATCCCATTGCTCTTCACAATCTACACAACTCATATGGCAGTTCACAACACTCCCATCAAAGTAATGTTCATCACATTCAATAGATTCTGATTTGCAATAAGGGCATTGATAATAGTTTGCATCAATCATTTTCATTTTATTCTCCTTAAAGTTTATGGTCGGGGCGAGAGGATTTGAACCTCCGACCCCCTGCTCCCAAAGCAGGTACGCTACCAGACTGCGCTACGCCCCGTCTAAATCTAAATCATCCCAATCTGGAGGATCAAATAACATTTGTTCCTTTACAGTAAAATTCGGACAATTCTTTTTCTTAGTAATACACTCCCATTTATTTCCTTCTTTAAAAATAGTTCCTTTAATTAGTTTGACATTATCACCATCACAAGTAGGACAATAAATTGTCATTGTATTCACTTCTTCCATTATAAATCTCCTAATAGTAATACTTTATTTCTTAACATATTTAATTTTGCTAAAGTCTGTTTTGCTTCTGGATGGTGTTTGTTCTGCACCATTAGATTACGGCATAACCAAGTTACATTTTGCAAACTTGTTTCCAGTCTCAAAGGTGGGACCTTCATATCACTTGGAACAAGTTCTTTTAAATTGACTTTGCTGAGGATCTCAGCTGTCTTATTATTTCGTGTAGAGTTAAACATTATTTTTCTGCAAGCTCCTGTAATTCTTTAAATGACATATTATCCACAATATCCATAACGTCTGCAAGTGTTACAATATTGCCTCTATAATCCTTCCAAGAAATATATCCGTTGGTATAATTAGGAAGGCGTTTAAAATTGTTCACCAAAACAAACTTGTGAACATAACCCATTTGTGATAGCATCATTGTCATTTTAATATTCCCCTTCTGCTTCTGCATCCAGATACTTTTCTAAATCAGCAACAGTATGGACACCATACTCTGCCCAATGAAAAATATCATTAGTCAACATACCAATCCACAAATCAGGATCATTCTCCATTTGCTTTTGTGCATCAGCATTAAGTTTGTTGATATGAGCAACAAGCTTTTCTGCTTGTTCTGCATACCATTCATTATTAGATTCAATCATATAATTCATATTAACACCTCGCTTCTGCTTCATTAATAAGATGGTTCATCATTTCATCCTCAGAGATTCCAAAATGCCAATCTCTATCGTCTTTCGTTATTGCAACCCATCCCTTTTTTTGAGATTTGACAAATCGAATTTCTACTCCTCTAGGAGGGTCAATCCGTTCAGCTGCTTCTTTTATTATTTTAAATTTTTTATTTTTCATATTTTTTAATGTTTCGTGGTAGAAAGATTTGAGTTATCCAGTACAAATGATTTTTTTGTTTTACTGCATGTTTAGCAAATCTTTTTCGTTGATTTTCTGATACGGTAAAAGTTATAGTATCTTTATTAATATCGTATCCGTTGACATAATGATCTTCTAATTCAAAAGCATCGCCGATACGATCAAACTGCGCTCTTGGAATTTCTAATTTATATGTTTTTTCAGTTTTCATATTTTAAGTCCTATATTTTAAATGAGGTGGTACATTCAAATCGTTTTCTGAAATCAAAGAATCAAAATATTCTCTTGCTTGATTCTTAGGCAATTTCCATGTTTCAAAAGGATTATGATGTTCACAAGAAGCCCATTGAACCAAAACCCAATTATCCATTAACCAAAGTTTGTTGCCATTAGGCTTAACTGCATACATTGAGCAGTTGTCTATAATGTTTCGATAAAATTTTTCATTATCAAACATATTTAAATTATTCAAAACTTTTTCTGTTCTTGTATCGTGCATAATTTCTCCTATGCGTAGAATGGTAAATTTTCAATATCAATTTCTTTAATACGGTCCCCTGATTTTCCAAATGCTGGATTTGCAGGAGTTGCCAAAATCGTTTTCATTTGAAATGGAGCAAATGTTACATGGCAAGGCGCCCAATAATGTTTAGGACCACCATTAATAATGTTATATAAACCTTCTAACATTTTTTTTCTATTCTTTGAATAGCGAGTATAAATTACGTTAGCAATAAATGCTTCTGGACTATTCGGTTCTTTACTCAATTCTCGGTATAAATTACTTAATAACATATTCATTAATATCTCCTAATATACAAATTTATAATTAATTTTATTTTTCTTAATTCTCTTAGCACGCTTCAAGTTAATATCTGAAATGGTCATTTTAATAGAATTGTTAAATAAACCATTTGTGATAATAGTTCTATTTTTTGAAGGAGACCAAGTAAAAATTTTAGTTTTAAATTTCATAATATTAACCTCTTAACTTCTTTATAAACACAACATCAAAATAATTAATAATCCAAGTAAACTGAAAAGCAATATATCTGTTAAAATTTCTTTAATAGTCATTTTTACCACGCTCGATTTTCAGAAAGTTTGCCATTTGATTTAGACTCGCCACCGTTTCGTGGTTTACGGTTTGTTTCAGAAAAGTATATTGATGATACTCCATTTTTATTCATTGGAGAGGACCATCCAAAAGAACCTTTCTGATGCATAGAAGCGGATGAACTGATAACAGATTTAATTCGCTTCTTTTGGGGTTTACATTTAGTCCATTTTCCTTCTTTTTTCAATTTCTTAATTTCTTTCTCAGTTAAATTCATTTTTGAATCCTTATTAAATTGTTGATTTCTTAATTTCATACTACTATTATATAGAAATATGCCTTAAATGTCAAATTTATTTTGCTCTGTAAGTTATTGATATATAAGGACTTACAAACAATCGACCAAGACCTTTAAAAATGGACACTTACAGACCCCTAAATCTGTAAGTCCTTTGTTTATAATGGGTTATAAGTGTTATAAATATGATAAATGCTCTTAAAATGAAAGGAATTTCGCTAAAATGCAAAAAACATATAAGGAATTTACAGAGGCCAAGACCAAAACTTGGAAGGATATTGGAAAAGGTAAGATAGCACGTGATGCCTTGAAGCATAAAAAACGAATGAAAGCTAAACAAGTTCTTGCATATACTACAGCACATGATGAATTTACTATTTTTAATAATGAAAAAGAATATCAGGATGCTATTAAATATGCTAAAGATATGAAATGGGTTAGAGTGGAGTAAATTAGATGGCTAATCTTGATATTACAAAACTAAAAAAACGTGATAATATCAAAACATTTGCTGAAAAAGTTTTTCATCTCAATAATAAAGCATGTACTTTTCATACCGATAAGGGAAGATTAGATTGTACTGGATATGAACTTCAATATCCTAATGAACCTGTAGAATATGAAAAAAGAACAGGTAATGCCCAACAAAATAAAAAAAGTGCTGAAATCTTAATAGAAAATTTAACGAATGCTCCAGCAGGGACTAAACTATGGCTTGTAGGAACATGGGGTAAAGCAAAAGAACAAATTGTAAAAATTAATGAAATCACTAAGACAGAAGAATTTGGTGGAATGCCAGGTGCTGGTGGAAAAAAAATTAATAAAGGAAATCTGTTTGAAGAAGAATTACAAAATAGATTAGAAGAATGTATTGTAGGTAAAATATGTAAAGGAAAATATGATTCACAAGTAATGACATTACTTGAAAAAGTAGAAAAAAAATATAAACAACCTGCATTAAAATCTGAACTAATGGGTGGTTTAAATCAACCAAGGCCATTAACTGGAAATTCAATTACCGACTTACATATTGCTCCTAAGGATCCTTTACAACATGGACAAAAATTAACTGATATAACATTGCGTCTTGGAAAAGATGGGAAAAAGCATGTTTATTTAAGTCTTAAATTTGGTGGTACTTTAACATTTATGAATGCTGGTGTGGGAAAGGTTCTAACACAACAAGAAATAAAGAACTATAAGATTAACAATCAGCAAGGTAAAGCTTTATTAAAAATGTTTGGTATAAAGGTACCAGATTTTTGTCATGTATTTAATGGTGTTCCCAATCAAATAAAAAAACATATCGACTCCCCAAAGGTAGATTTAGGTCCTATAAAGAAATTTTTACAAACTGCTATAGGTGCTGGTTACTGGATGATTCATGGCCATGATGGTGGTAAGATTACTATGTGGGAAATGACAGAGGAAAAAACAAGAGCTGCGGCCAATGGTATCAAACAACCGATAGTTTATTATGGAGGTAAATCTGGAACTGGTAAAAGAATTGATGTTGAATTTCACAGCGATTATTTTGATTTTAAATTAAATATTAGAAATAAACAGAGTGGTGTTTATCCATCTCATGTTATGTTAGATTATAAATCTAAAGAAGCGTTGGGAAAAATAACTTTATGAATAATACTTGGGAATCATCATGGAAGCCTAGAGAGAAGTTTGTTAGTGAAATAAAGAGCAGTACAGGATGGACACAGAATAAAGAATGGCAATTTGCCAGCATGGGTTATTTACCATTAGCACCGTCTTTGTTAAAAGATATGGAGACTGATGTTAAAAAGATTTATCATGTTACAGATGTTAAGGGTTATAAAAAACTTAAAACTATTCAAAATAGACGAATAGATATTCCTTGTTTTACCAAAGGTTCTTGGGGTATTGCTCAAGGGACTGAAACTGAAGGAGAAGTATTAGTTACTTTAAAAGGTAAAGCTTCTGTATTTTTTGAAGGTGATGTAAATACTTATTTGGATAGAAATGGTTTAAGGTGGTTATCTACAAAAGGAAATGTATCAAAACCCGTTAATGATATTGTATATGAATTTGCTATGATGATACTTCCTAAAGTAGTAAAGAAATTTGACATTTTAACTACACAGCCGTCAAAGATAACCATAGATGTTGGAAATTTTATATATGATAAAGATGGTAATACTAAAAAGAAATTTATGGCTTATTATTATGATGAATCGAAAAAACTTGTTAAAAAACCATTAATAGATAGAATAAATAAAGCATTAGGCTGGAGAGATAACCAGAATATTTCTCACAATGAAATTCTTGTACATAATTTTAAAATTATTGATACTAAATTAATCAGATCAGAGGATCCTGATATTGAAGCAAAGATGTGGGAGAGAGCTGCCAATGAAAGATTGCAAAAATTAAAAGTAATAGACGCAGCTGATATAGCTAATTTGAAATAATTTACCAAAACTTTTATAAATATATGAGGAGATATTATGGCTCAACAGGTCATTAAAAAGAAGCTTGAAACAGTCAAAAAAGTAACATCTATTGGTAGGTCTAAGAGAAGTAGACCAAAGAATAAATCTAAAAAAAGAAATTGGAAACGGAGTCGTGGACAAGGCGATGGAAGAAAAAGAGGATAAGATAAATGCCAACTACTAGAATTATTAGTAAAGGACTTTCTACGAATACCAGAACATGGTCTGATTTAGATTTGGATTTTACAAGACATCCTGTAACAAATGATGTATCCGTTAAAAGAAATATTGAATCTGTTAAACGATCTGTTAGAAATCTCATACAATTAAATTTATATGAAAAACCTTTTCATCCTGAAATTGATGGTGGTGTTACACGGCATTTATTTGGTCTTTCATCAGCACATACAAAATATGATATAGAAAGAGCTATCGGAATTTGTTTAACTAATTATGAACCTAGAGTTCAAGTTAATAATATAAGTGTAACAGAAGATTTAGGAAGAAATGGATTTAATATAACTATCGTATTTACCGTTGTCAATTCACCGGAACCAATTGAAGTAAGTTTATACCTAGAGAGGGTAAGATAAATGGCCAGTAATAAAATAAGAGTAACAGATTTAGAATTTGATGATATTAAAACAAATTTAAAAAATTATTTATCTGCACAAAGTGAATTTGTTGATTATGATTTTACTGGAAGTGGTATGGATGTTCTTTTGGATGTTCTAGCCTACAACACTCATTATATGGGTTACTATGCAAACATGATGGCTAATGAAATGTTTTTAGATACCGCGGCACTTAGAGAATCTGTTGTGTCTCATGCAAAACATTTAAATTATATTCCAACATCTGTTACAGCACCTACTGCTTATTTAAATATGACTTTCACACCAAGTGGTAGTCCAACATCTATTACTATTGCAAAAAATACTAAATTCAGAACAGTCGTTGATGGTGAAGTATTTAATTATATTACAACAGCTGCTGTTAATATTACTCCTGTTAATAACATATATGCTGTAGCTCTTTTACCTATTAAAGAAGGATCTCTTTTAAGTAAAACCTACACAGTTAATTTAGCTGATGAAACACAAAGATTTCTCATTCCTAATAATAATGTAGATACTTCAACTATTACTGTTACTGTACAAAATTCAGTAAGTGATACAACTGTTGCAACATATGTTGATGGAAACTCTTTAGATATTACTACAATTACTTCAACACAAAAAGTTTATTTTTTACAAGAAGTAGAAGATCGCAGATATGAAATTTTCTTTGGTGATGGAGCTATAGGAAAACAACTTGCTGATGGTAATATTGTTACGATTGAATATCTTGTTACTAATGGAATCACTTCAAATAAAGCAAGTAATTTTACTGCAGTTTCAACTGTCGCGGATTTATCTTCATCTAATTTTACTTTAGCAACAGCTGTCGTGGCATCGGGAGGATCAGCAATAGAATCACTCACATCTATAAGAAATACAGCACCGAAATTATATCAAGCACAAAAACGTGCAGTAACAAAAGAAGATTATAAATCAATTTTACTTGCTGAAAGAGCTGATATAGAATCTATTACAGTTTATGGTGGTGAAGAAGCAAGTCCTGCTGTTTATGGTAAAGTATTTGTTGCAGTTAAACCTATAGGAAATAATACTTTTGGAGCATCAACTAAAGATGCAATAAAAAGTACTATTTTAAAAAGAACAAATGTAGTAACAATTCAACCCGAAATTGTAGATCCAATTTTTTATTATCTTATTGTAGATACAACTGTTAATTATGATCCTGTAACTTTATTGATTAGTCAAGACCAATTGAAAACATTAATTACTGGTAATATCAATAGTTATTTTAATACTAATTTAAAAAAGTTCGATCAGAAATTTAGATATTCTGTATTGACAAAAGATATTGATAATACTGATACTGCTATTAGAAATAGTAAAACTGCTATTAAATATCAGTTAAGAATTACACCTGCAGTACTAAAGACTGCTGCTAGTTATACATTAGAATTTAATAATCCATTAACTAAAGGTTCTCTTACTAGTACAGCATTTACAGCAAGTGATGGTAACATATATTGTTTGTTTGATGATAGTGCGGGAGTTATTAAATTAGCACGTGCAACTATTGATGCAACAACTGGTGTAGCTACAGTATCTACTCCTAATGTATTTATGACACTTCCTTCTGGTGCAACAAATCAAGGAACAATAGATTATGATACGGGTAAAATAGTTTTAGGTGATTTTAGTCCTTATACAATTCCAGATGGAACAGGATCTATAAGAGTAACTTTAACACCCGGAATTAATAATCAGGATATTACTCCTTTAAGAGAACAAATATTAACAACTGATTTAACTGATTCAACCGCAGTTAATGTAACAATGGTAGCAGAAACAATAATCTAAAATGGCAAGTAATCCTAATACACCTATACATCCATCTTTCCATGAACGAATTTCTGTTCGTGTGGAAAGTCAATTACCTCAATTTGTCAAAGAAGATCATCCTACTTTTATAGCGTTCTTGGAAGCGTATTATGAGTATCTGGAACAAACTGGTAAGCCTTATGAGTTTATTGGTGATTTACGCAACTATTTTAATATTGATAAAACAGTTGATGATTTTTTAAAATATTTTAAAACACAATTTGCTGAAGATGTTCCTGAGGCAATATTTGTTAATGCCAATAGACCTCAAGTATTAAAAAAGATTCGTGATTTTTATCGTTCCAAAGGTAGTGAAAAATCTTTCCAGTTTTTATTTCGTCTATTATTTAAAGAAGAAATTGAATTTTATTTTCCTTCTGTTGATATACTTCGTGTTTCAGACGGAAGATTTACCTCTGATAAAATTATTAGAGTTATTGATACAACAGGTACAGGTGGAGTTTATAATCTTATAGGTAATATGATTGTTGGAAGTCTTTCTGGTGCAACAGCTTCAGTTGAATTAATTTTAAATGAACAAATTGGTGTGTTTGAAGTTTCTACAATTTATCTTTCTGGTGTTGTGGGATCATTTGTATCAGGCGAAACAATTACTGATGGAACGAATATATATACTTTAGGTGGAATGATAACAGGATATACAATAACAAATCCTGGTAATAATTATTCTTTAAGTTCTACTATTCCAATTTCGGGTGGTGGAGGTTTGGGAGCAAACTTTATAATTGATAAATTATCTAGTGGTAGTATTACTACTGCAACAATCGTTTCTGGTGGAAGTGGTTACATTGTAGGAGATTATCTTACTATTGATAATACTGATAAGTTAGAAATAGATGGAAGAACCGCAAGTATTTTTGTTAAGACAGTAGATGGTTCTGGAGCTATTACTTCACTTGAAATCGAAAATGGAGGTTATGGATATACAACATTGCCTCTAGTTACAGGAGGTGGAACAGGTACTAATGCCTCTATAACTTTGGCTGGACAAGGAATTGGCGGTATTAGAAAATTAAAACAATTTAATAATGGTTTTAATTATACTTCAGTACCTACAATGGACTTAACATCATTGGGAGATGGTACAGCTACAATCGTTCCTATTGTTAGTGGTTATGATGGAAATTCTCAAGAAAGATGGGTAGGTGATGATGGACAATTATCTGCCGCGAATTATATTCAAGATAGTAGTTATTACCAAGCATTTTCTTATGTAATTAAATCTAGTAATACAATCGGTAAATGGAAAGATGTTGTTAAAAGATTAATACATCCGGCAGGATTGGCATTATTTGGTGAAACATTAATATCAAGTTTGTTAGTATCAAACTTAAAAGTTTTAAACCCCCTTACTACACCGATTCATCAATTTCCTTGGACGATTGTATTCCATGAGGGAGATATTAGTCCTGCTAGAAGATTGAATAATCAGCTTTATCAAACTTTAGAAGAATTTCCTTCTGGAGGTGCATGGCCTAATAGTGGTTATCAAAATGGAACTGGTGGAACTTCTGCGTGGCATATTTATAGAAAAGAATTACCAGTTATTAATTTAAGTTTATCGAATGTAGATGATTATGGATTCGTCGCGGGTGCAATAGTTACATCAGATGATTATGGATTAGCAACTGATGGTACTATATCATTTGAAGAAGATTACGGAATTGTTACTGCAGGTAGTGCATCATCATTATTTTTGGGACCATTAAGGAGACAACTTGATAGACAAAAATTTAATAGAGAAGGTGGAATGTCAAAATCTATATATCGTCAAGTTGGATCTGGATATACAAGTCCACCAACAGTAACGATTTCTGGAGATGGAAATGGAGCGGCTGGGACAGCAATAATTGGAACAGCAGGTAGTTTTGATGGTACTGTAACAGATGGTATTATTGGAATAACAATTACTAATGCAGGAACAGGATATACTAAACCACCAACAATTACACTTGTAGGTGGTGGAGGATCTGGTGCCGTGGCAAAAGCAAAAACTCCGGGAACAACTGCAGTCCCTGCGGGTGTAACAGGAGCTTACATGGCAGAAATTACACATTCATCATATGATAGATCAGGTGTTAAACCACCTCATGTTACTAATCAACAGAATTATTGGCCTACTACTTTCCGAGATTTAGGTGGAGGTTATTCAATTAATGATTTTAAAGATGTGAAGATTGAGGATTATATTAATGAAGGTAATCTAAAAACAAAAATTGTGATGAATAGCGACATTACTCTCGTATAAATATTATAAATACAAAGAATTAATTAAAAAGGATTGAGATTATGCCAGCAATTATAACAAACGCATTTAGAAAATATAATGCAGATAATTTTAAAGCGTCGTTTAGCGACGTAAATAATAAAATGTATCTAATGATTGGAAAAGCATCCTCTTGGTCAGGAGTAGACGCTGGCCAATATGCTGATTCTAACCCTTCAGATACTGCTGTTCCAACTCCAAAAGATACAACTGTAGCTCCTTATATTCACCATGACGATTTAGTGGCTATTAAATTAATTAATGCCTCTGATGTGTCTCATGTTATTAAGAGGTTGGATTGGGATGCCACAGGTGTAACAGTTTATGATGAATATGACCATGAACAAGATGATCTGATTGATAAAAATTTCTTTGTAATGACAGATCAATTCAATGTCTATAAATGTATCAGTAATAACAATGGAGCAGCTTCTACACAAAAACCTATCGGTCAAGATACTACTACAGGTGGATATTCAGATGGTTATCGTTGGAAATTCATGTATGAAGTTCAACAAGCAGATGTTTTAAAATATGTTACAACAGATTGGATTCCAGCAAGAACTTTAAGTGCAGATGATGGTACTACTCAATGGAGTGTACAATCAACAGCTGTTGATGGTGCATTGGAACATATTGACGTAACTGCTGGTGGAACAGGATATACTGATGTACATAGTAGTACTGCACAAGCAACTGGTAATGATAGTACTCATATTAAATTAGCAACAACTGCTTCTGCGGTTGATGATGCTTATAATAATTCTACCGTTTATATTTCTTTAGGTACAGGAAATGGACAGTTAAGAACAATTAGTGATTATGATGGAACAACAAAAATTGCAACGGTTTCTTCAGCATGGACAACTGTACCAGATCAAACAAGTCAATATGATGTTATGCCTGCTGTAACAGTAACTTCTGCAGATGGAACTAATGCTACTGCAAGAGTATCAACTGTAACTGCAGGAGTGATTAAAACAGTTACCATGATTAATAGAGGAACAGGTTATAGATCAGCAACAGTTGCTTTTGCTGGTGGTGGTGGATCTAATGCAGCTGCAAGTCCAAGAATCGGTCCTAAAGGTGGTCATGGAAAAGATCCTGTTTCAGAATTAGGTGGAGCATATGTAATGATGAATGTTCGTTTAACTGGAACAGAGGGTGGTGATTTTGCTGTAGGAGATGATTTTAGAAAAGTAATTTTAATAGCAAATCCAAATCAATCAAATGGTACAGCGGCAACTGCAACTACATATCAAAAAAGCGAATTGCAAGAAGATTCGGGAAATCAAATTTACATGGAATTTCGCGCACCGATTAATCGTGCATCTGACCAAACGGAAGATGTAAAATTAGTTGTTGAATTTTAAGAAGGATATAATAAATGGCAGACACATCTAATATTAATTTAAATTTAAATCAGAGTCCTTATTTTGATGACTATGATGAAACAAAAGATTTTCATCAAGTCCTTTATAAACCTTCGGTCGCTGTTCAAGCAAGAGAACTTACTCAAGAACAAACAATATTAAGAAATCAACTTAAAAGATTTGGGGACCATGTTTTTCAAAATGGTAGTCGAGTTCAAGGTGGTGAAATTACTATTGATAACGAGTATAGTTTTGTAAAGTTACAAGCTCAGTTTAATAGCGTTAATATTACACCATCTTTGTTTGCAGGGAAAACGATTACGGGAGACCGATCCGGTGCAAGGGCAACAGTTGTTAATAATGCTGCTGTTGATGGTAGTGATCCAAATACTCTTTGGATTAAATATATTTCTGGTGGAGCAACAACTAAAAAAGTTCAAGGTATTGAAGTAACTAATCAAGGTTCTGGATATACTTCTGCACCTACTGTTGCAATATCTGCCCCTCCTGCAGGAGGTACACAAGCAACAGCTACTGCAGTACTTGATTCCGCTCAAAAAGTAAGTCATATTAATATAACTAATGCAGGTGATGGTTATACTTCAACACCAACAGTTTCAATTACTGGAGGTTCTGGAACTGATGCTCAAGCAACTGCAACTCTTATTTCAGCTGCGGTTTTTAATGATGGTGAATTATTATCAGCAACTGATTTTTCAGTACAAGCACGTGCGGCAACTTCATCAGCAACAGGTTTTGGTTCAGCTGCTTCATGTTTAGATGGTTTCTATTATTTTAATGGAAATTTTATACGAGTTGCTAAACAAACAATTATATTAGATAAGTATACAAATACTCCAACATATAGAATTGGTATGCAAGTATCAGCAACGACTGTTGATTCTGGTGAGGATAGTACTTTATTAGATAATGCAACTGGAGCATATAACTTTGCGGCACCAGGTGCTGATCGTTTAAAATATACTCTTACTTTTGTTAAGAAAACTACAGCATCTACTGATGATACAGATTTTATAGAAGTAATAAGATTAGTTGACGGAGATAGACATAAAGAAGTTAAGTATGCTATTTATTCTGAATTAGAACAAACATTTGCTCGTAGAACAAATGATGAATCAGGAAGTTATACTGTAAGACATTTTCCACTTCAATTAAAACCTCATCAAGCAGACACACCTGATTCAACAAAACTTACTGCAAGATTAGATCCGGGTAAAGCATATATAGAAGGACATGAATTTAGAACTTTTACATCTACTGATCTTACAGTTGATCGAGCAAGAGATTGGAAACAAGTAAATAATTTTGATCGTGTTATGCAGTATGGTAATTTTACAACTGTAACGAATTTAGAAGGTTTATTTAATCCAGCAACCCATGCAGAAGTTGATCTTCATAAAGTTGCTAGTGCTGATCTTATATTAACAGATCCTACAACTTATGCTTCAACAAAAATTGGTACAGCAAGAGTAAGACAACAAACTTGGCAATCAGGAAATCTTACAAACAGTCATTATAAACTATATCTTTATAGTGTTACAATGTCTGTTGGAGATTTTGGTGATGTTAATAGTATTGTTATTCCAGAAGATCCGTTGTCAGGTACAATTACACTTAATGCAAAATGTGATATTGACACATTGGGAAAATCAGTTAAGGCATCATCTGCTACTGTAACAGGTGCTAATGTAACTGCAGGAGGTTCTGGATATACTTCAGCACCTACTGTTACTATTGCTGGTGGTGGAGGAACATTAGCAACTGCGACGGCAACAGTTACTGGTGGAGCAGTTACTGCAGTAACGATTACTGCAGCTGGAGCTGGATATACTTCTTATCCAACTATTTCATTTTCTGGTGGTGGTGGATCAGGTGCTGCAGCAGGAGCAATCATTGGTGGAGATACAGCATTACATGATTCAGATTTTAATTCACTTGTTTTTAAATTGCCTCAAGATACAATTAGAACAATTCGTGATGACAGTTCAAATGTTGATACAAGTTATAAATTTCAAAAAGTTTTTACTAATGTTCCTATTGTTGCGGGTCAAGCTAATTTAACATCTGGTGGTAGTTCTGAAACATTTTTTGGAACAGGTTTGTTATCCTCAAGTGTTGTAGAACAAAATTATTTTGGTATTGATTCCGCAGGTACTATTTTTGATCTCAATACAAGTTCACCAGCTCAAGCAACAGTAACTGTAGCCGGAAATAGTCAATCAGTAAATATATTTACAGGTGATGCTACATTAGCAACAACGGCTAGTTTTATATGTACTATGAATGTGGATAATGCACAAGAGAAAACAAAAACTCTTGTTAAAAATAAAGAAGTTGCTATTGCAACTCCTACAACTACTTCACAAGCATTTAGTACATTAGCGATTTCAGACGTAAATAAAATTCATGCTATTTATGATTCTACTAATTCAGGTTCTGCAGCATCAGCACCAGCATTAACTGTATCTGCAGCGACAGGAACGTATCTGGCAGGTGAAACAATTACTGGTGGAACTTCTGGTGCAAAAGGAACTATTATTTCACACAATCCTTTAACAGATATTACTTATGTTGTAACTTCTGGAACTTTTCAAGCATCAGAAGTTATTACTGGTGCGACAAATTCTTATACAGCAACTATAGGTCTTGTTACTGCAGGTTCTACTAATGTTACGGCACAATGGAAATTGGATACCGGACAAAGAGATAATTTTTACGATCATGGTAGAATCCAATTAACAGGTACGGCACCAACAGGACAACTTTTAGTTATTATGGATTATTTTTCCCATGCGGGAGAAGGTTATTTTTCCGTTGATTCATATACAGCAACAACTACATATGATTTAATTCCCAGTTATATTTCCGTAGTAAATGGTAATAAAGTTGAATTACGAGATTGTATAGATTTTAGACCAAGAAGGACAGATGGTACTACTGCTATGGAAGCTGGTGTTCAAGTTCCACAACCTAATACAAATTGGTCAGCAGATTATAATTATTATTTAGCAAGAATGGATACACTTTTTGTTGGAAAGGATAAACAATTTGGAGTCCATAAAGGTGTTTCAGCTGATAATCCAGTACCTCCATATAGATTGGATGGTACAATGAATTTGTGGCAATTACAAATTCCAGCATATACATTTAACCCAACTGATATTACAGCAGTTTATATTGAAAACAAAAGATATACAATGAAAGATATTGGTAAGTTAGAAAAAAGATTAAATAATGTTGAATATTATACTGCTCTTACATTATTGGAAAAAGATGCCGAAGCATTACTAATTAAAGATGAAAATGGTTTAGATAGATTTAAAAATGGAATTTTAGTTGATGACTTTGCAGGTCATAGTGTAGGTAATGTTTTCAATGAAGATTATAAATGTGCTATTGATTTTCAAAAAAGAGAATTGAGGCCACCATTCTTTTCAGATTTTACTAATATAGCATATGACTCTGGTGCTTCTACTGGTGTTCAACAAACAGGTGATTTAATTACATTAGCTTATACTTCAACTCCATTTGTTACACAAACAGATGCTACTTCTTTTACTAGTGTTAATCCATTTGATGTTCAGGAGTGGCAAGGTGTTGTAGCTCTTGATCCTCCTAATGATCTTTGGGTAGCAAAAAATAATAGACCTGAAGTTGTTGTTAATGCTACAGGAGAGAATGATGCTTGGGAATCTCTTGCCGGGTTAGGTTTTGGTAGTCAATGGAATGATTGGCAAGATATTGGTACGGGAAGAAATGAAAGAGTTGTTGCAAGAGGTGAAGCGGAATGGCGTGGTAGGGCATTAGTCCAAGAACAAACATTTGCTGTCGATCAACTTCAATCACGATCTGGTATAAGAACAGAAATAGTTGGTTCACAAACAATTAATCAAAGTTTGGGTGAAAGAGTTGTTGATCTTTCTGTACTTCCTTTTATTCGCGCACAAAATCTTACTGTTTCTGCTACAGGTTTGAAACCAAATACAAGAGTTTATCCTTTCTTTGATAAAACAGATGTAGCAATTTATTGTAGACCAAATGCAACGGCTAGTCCTCAGGGTAATCTTGGAGATCCAATTTATACAGATGATTCTGGTTCTATTAGTGATTTGAGATTTGAATTACCTTGTCCTGATTTTGCACAAGAACAAAATCCTCCTTTGTTAGTATTCCGAACAGGAGAAAGACAATTTCTTTTAACAGATGATTCAAATGGTAATTTAGAAAATGCGAGTACTTTTGGTGAAGCAATGTTCCAAGCACAAGGTTTACTATCTACTACGGAAGAAGTAATTCTTTCTTCAAGAATACCAAGACTTCATGTTGGTGGTACAGGTTCAGCACAAGAACAAATTGTAACTACAAGACGATTTGATAGAGATGTTGTTATAGGATGGGCAGCACCTCCAAGGCGGGATCCACTTGCTCAAACATTTTTTATTGATCCAAATATTTATCCTGATGGTATTCATTTATCAGATGTAGATTTATATTTTAAAGGTAAAGATCCTGGTAATGTTCCTGTCAATATTTCTATAAGAGCAACAGAGGTAGGTTTTCCATCTGTATTAGTTGCACCTTTTTCTGATGTAAGTAAATTACCTTCTGAAATTAATATAAGTGATGATGCTTCAGCAGTTACTAATTGGGTATTTCCATCTCCTGTTTATCTTGCACCTGGTGAATATGCACTTGTTATTGATTCTAATAGTAATGCTTATGAATGTTTCTTTGCTGAAATGGGTGAAAATGTACTTGGTTCAACAAGGAAAGTTTCTAAACAACCTTACATAGGTGTTTTATTTAAATCACAGAATGCAACTACATGGCAACAAGAACAGAATCAAGATTTGACATTTAAATTAAATAGATGTAATTTTACAACTTCTGGAACACATGAAGCTGTATTTAAAAATAATAATACTGTTGCAGATTTTAAAATGAATGTTATGCAATTAACACCACAAGAAATTAAAGTAGATAATACTGCAATTGATTGGTCGGTTAAAACAACTACATTCGGTGGAACTTTAGGATCCGAATATGAAGGTGTAGTTATAAACAAAAACCATGAGTTTGAATCTCAAAAAGTTATTACAACTACATCAGGTAGTTATCTTGCTAAAGCTACTTTATCTTCAACAAATTCTAGTGGTCATGTTAGTCCTGTTCTTGATACAGGTCGTATGGGAGTTATCGGAATAGAAAATACTATTAATAATCTTACTACAGGTGAAGCGGAAGCACCATCTGGTGGTGATGCTGTAGCAAGATATATTACAAGACGAGTAACTTTATCTGATGGTTTTGATGCGAGTGATTTGACAGTAGTTTTAACTGCCAATAAACCTGCTGGAACAGATATTCATGTTTATTATAAAATTTTATCACTTTATGATTCTGACCGTTTTGATGATAAAAATTGGGTAGCTATGAATCAATCAAGTAATGCAAATACAGTTTCATTAGATGAAAATGATATGGTTGAATATCAATATGATCCTGTAAATTTTCATGTAAATTATACTGTAGGTTCGGCAACTTTTACATCTTTTAAAACATTTGCAATTAAAGTAGTAATGACAGGAAATGCAAGTACACCTCATGTTCCTAGAATACTAGATTTGAGAGCAATCGCAATGGCATGATAAATGAACATAAATTTGTTAGAGATAAAGTATCGAATGCTGTGGTTAATACAGATTTAAATGCTTTAGAAAAATATAAATTAGATCGAAATCGAAAGATACAAGAAGCACAAATATTACAAAATTGTGTTCAAGATATAAATATTTTAAAAGACGATATGCAAGAAATAAAAAATCTTTTACTAAAGATAAGCGAGAAATAATATGGCAAAAAGAGTCCAAATAAGAAGAGGAACCACAACTGAACATAGCGTATTTACTGGTGCAGAAGGTGAATGCACAGTTGATACCACTAAGGATACCCTCGTGGTACATGATAATATGTTGGCTGGAGGTTATCCATTAGCGAGAGAAGATTTAAGTAATGTTTCAAATAGTGTTGGTATTAATCAATTAAATTTTTCTGATGGAACAGCTGGACAATTTCTCAAAACAGATGGAGCTGGGAATTTTTCTTTTGATACAGTTGATACAAGTGGAACCGCTGTAGGTGGTGATGTTACAGGTACAGTCGCAAATATTCAGATAGGTGCAGGAGTAATTGGTATTACTGAATTGTTTTTTTCTGATGGTACAGCAGGACAATTTCTTAAAACAGATGGTGCTGGTAATTGGGCTTTTGATACTATTGATTTAGATGTTGCTGTAGGTGGTGATTTAACTGGTACAGTTTCTAATGCACAGATAGCCGCGAACACAATAACAGCGACTGAACTAGCTGATGATGCTGTAACAACATCACACATATTAGATTCTAATGTAACAGCTGATAAGATAGCAAGTGATTCTATAACAACTATAAAAATTCTTGATTCAAATGTTACAAGCGCTAAGATAGCTGATGATGCAATAACTGAGGCAAAAATTACAGCACAAACAATTACTAATGCATCAATAGCTCCGGGAACTATTCGATCTGCAGAAATAGAAAATTCAACAATTACGGGTGTAGATATAGCAGACAATGCGATAAGTGGTCAAAAGATTGCATTAGGTGGTGATACATTAAACGATCTTATGTATTATGATGGTACTAATTGGGCAAGAACAGCAGGTTGGAATTATGATATATCTTTTGTAGCAGGTTATAGTGGTAGTTTTGCGGGAAAAAATTTAGTTGCTGGGCAGACATATGGTGTAATGGTAATGGCCAGAAGTGGAACATTTGAAGGAGATGTTGGATATATAGATACTCAATGTAATGGTTCAAATGTACTTTTAGATATAGAAAAAAATGGATCATCAATTTATACTTCTAAACCTTCTTTTTCACAGAATACATCAGTAATGACTCCTGGTGGTTTTTCAACAACTACATTTGTATCTGGTGATAGAATAGCTTTTAAAGTTACACAAGTAGGTTCATCTACTCCTGGTGCGGGTGTAAGATTCATGTTAAAATGTAAGGCATAAAATATGGCGTTTATTAATCGGGGAATCCATGTCGGCGCTGGTGGTGGTTTTGAATTAGAAGGTGGTGATGATATAAATGAATATGAACAAGGTGGAGTAAGTTATAGATCACACACTTTTTTGAATACGGGAACATTAACAGCATCAGCTCAAGGTATTGTTGATGTGATGGTAGTTTCTGGTGGAGGTGGATCACCGGCAGTTCATGGTATGCCAGAAGGTGGAACGGCAAGTGGTGCCGCGGGTGCCGGTGGTATGGTTGTACAAACTGGATTAACTATTAATCCGGGTTCTGGACAAGTTGTTGTTGGTGGTGGAGGAGCTGCTTCTACAGCAGGTCAACCATCTTCACTTCCAAGTTCTCTTATTACTTCTACTGCTTCGATTGGAGGCGCACGTGGTTCTGGTTATGGTGGACCGGGAACAACTGGTGGATCAGGAGGAGGAGCAGGTGCAGGAAATCACGGCGGTTTAGGAGGTGGCGCAGGTACTCCGGGTCAAGGAAATCCCGGTGGTAGTAGTACAGATAGAAATAGTCATAGTGCGGGTTTTGGTGGATCTGGTGGAGGAGCAGGTGCCGCAGGAGCTGGTCCAAATACTGAAGGTGGTGATGGTTTACAAAATGCTTACCGAAACGGCAGTAATGTTTTTTATGCCGGTGGAGGTGGTGGAGGTGGAGGTGTAACTAGCTATACAAGTATTCAACCAGGTGGACTAGGTGGAGGTGGTGGTACAACTACTGCAGCTAATCAACCCGGTGGAGTCAATACAGGTGGAGGATCATCTGTTGGCGGTACTGGAGGTTCTGGTATTGTTATTGTAAGATATAATGTGGATCAATAAATAGGAAATATAATATGCCACATTTTGCTGAAATAGATAAAAATAATATAGTTACAAGAGTTCTTGTAGTTAAAGAAGAATATATTAATACAGGTGAATTAGGTGATCCAAGTAATTGGATTCAAACTTCATATAATACAGAAGCGGGTGTACATAAATTAGGTGGGACACCATTAAGAAAAAACTATGCTGGTATTGGTTATACATATGATTCAACCAGAGATGCTTTTATTCCACCTCAACCATATCCTTCTTGGACATTAAATGAAGATACTTGTCAATGGGAATGTCCACATCCAGTACCAGTTGTTGAAGGAAAATATCATCTTTGGGATGAAAGTATTCAAAATTGGAAAGCATATGATGATGATGAAATACCCGAATAGGAGAATTTAAATGGCAATACCTGTTGTTAATCTTTCTGGAACTTTTAATGATTGGAGACTTACTACCAATTCACTTGCTACACAGCAAGGAGATTTAGCAAGTCTTACTACTACTGATAAAAGTAGTCTTACAGCAGCTTTAATTGAAGTTGATGGACTTTTAAATTTCGCAGCTGTTGTTCAGGATACATCTCCGCAGCTTGGAGGAAATTTAGATTTAAATGGAAAAGATATTGAAGGAACAGGAAATTTAAACTATACTGGAAGTCTTACTGCAACAAGTTTAGCAGGTACTATTACTGGTGTTACACAAACTCAAGGTGATAACTCAACTAAATTAGCAACAACATCTTATATTAATGGTTTACCTGCTGTAACGAAAGATTATACAATAGCAGTTGCAGTTGCATTGGGAACATATGCGGATTTGACAGATGGATCGTCTACTACTAGGGGAGCGTAAGTAAAAAATATGGCTATAGTAACTGTTAATTTACAAGATTCTTTTGCAAATTGGAGAACAAAAACAAATACTCTCGGATCAAATGCTGGTGATTTGAGTACTCTTACGACTACTCATAAAGCAACACTTGTGGGTTCTATTAATGAACTCTTAGCAAATTCTATGGTGGATGTCATAGATGATACATCTCCGCAACTTGGTGGAAATTTAGATTTAAATGGAAACGATATTGACGGAACGGGTAATATAAATATCACAGGTAGTATAACAGCAACAAGTTTGGCAGGTACGATTACTGGTGTCACTCAATCTCCAAATGATAATTCAACTAAATTGGCAACAACTGAATACGCAGATACGGCATTAGCAACATATACCACAAAAGCCTTTGCAATTTCTATGGCGATAGCTTTATAAAAAATATTATAAATAAATAAAACTCTATGAAAAGGATTTAAAAAATGGCCAATGATTTTATAAACAAACAAGCAGTAGGTGTTACAACTGTAACAAGTGTATATACTGCTCCCGCAGGAAAAAAAGCTATTTTGTTAGAATTGGATATAGCTAATACCACAGCAGCAACAGTTACTGCTGATGTCCAATTAACTGACACTTCAGCTACAACAACCGCTTATATTGTTAAGGCTGCTCCTATTTCACCTGGAGGTACTTTACAAGTTATTGGTGGTCAGAAAATTGTATTGGAAGGTACTGATATAATCAAGGTAACAGCAACCGCCGCAGTAGATGTTGTATGTTCAATTCTTGAAGATGTATAACAATTTATAAAGGACTTATCAGATGGCATATATTGGACGAGATGTTACATACGGAGTATTTTCAAAACAAACCTTAACCGGTATGAATGGAAGTACACAAAATTGGGATTTAGATTTTCAAAGTATTCCCGCGGAAGCTTTGATTGTTGTATATGATAATGTTATACAAGAACCCTTAGTTGCTTATACTTGTACTACAACACAGATTCAATTTACAAGTGCGCCTGTAACTGGTAGTTCTTTATATCTTATTTACATGGGTAGGAGTCTTACACAACTGGTGCAGATTCCTAATATAGCAGGACAAGCTCACGGCGATCTTATGTATTATGATGGAACTGCATGGGTTCGCTTGGCAGCTGGAACTTCAGGATATTCTTTAACAACAAACGGATCCGGAGCCAGTCCAACATGGAGTGCGGCTGAGGACGCTACCGCAATGGCATTAGCATTAGGAGGCTAAAAGAAAAATTATGGCAAATACATTTAAGTTAAAAACATTCGAGCAGGGAGCGACAGCTGTAAATACAAATATCTCAACATATACGGTTCCAGCTTCAACTACTACAATTATTATCGGTTTAACAATAGCAAATATTACAGGTGGTTCAATTACTGTGGATGCGCAAATTGTTAGTACAACAAATGATGTAACGACTAATGTATCTTCTTATATAGGTAAAGACTTACCTATACCATCTGGAAGTGCATTAGATGTTTTAGCTGGTAAAGTAGTATTACAGACAGGAGATACCATTGTTGTTCAAAGTGATACTTTAGCATCTGTAAATATAAGCATGAGCATTATGGAGATTACCTAATAAGATGAGTTTAAAATTTCAATCAAAGGAGATTAGAGTATGAGTTATATAGGAAACGAACCTGTAATAGGTCATTTTCCGGTTGATGAATTTACGTCAAATGGAAGTTCACAGACCTATACTTTATCAAAGACACCTCCTACTGTTAATTCCATTGAAGTGAGTGTTGGCGGACTTTTACAACCACCCTCAGTATATTCAATCTCTGGAACAACATTAACTCTACCTACCTCTGGTGCTAATGTGCCTAATGGTATAAAAGTTGTAGTTAGACACTTAGGAGAAAAATTACAAGTTGCAATTGGTACTATAGCAGACGATGCTATAACAACTTCAAAAATAGCAGATAATGCTGTTACTAATGCAAAAATAAATGATGTTAATGGTTATAAATTATCTGGAACAGTAGTTGCTAAAGGAGATGGTGCATCAACACCAGGAAAAGTTAAAATTAATTGTGAGATGAATAGTCATGGAGTAACAATTCAATCTCCTGCACATTCTTCATCTGCGGATTATACTTTGACTTTACCTACTACGGATGGAAATGCTAGTGAATTTTTACAAACAGATGGAAGTGGAGTATTAAGTTGGGGAACTGCTGGTGGAGGGGCATGGAATATTATTGGTTCTTCTGCTGCATCTAACTCTGCAAGTTTAACAATTACAGGAATAAATTCTACATATCAGACTTATGCTATCGTGGGTGAAAACCTAATTCCATCTTCAGGTTCACATTTTGGTATTAGAGTTGGTGATGGTGGAGGTATTGATTCAGGAGGCAGTGATTATGCTAATCAACTGGTAATACAAGAAATTGGAGGTACTAGTTATAATGCGACTGGTTCTTCAGGTGATGATAAGATTTTGATTACGGCAGGCAACGCTCCTTCGATTGTTAGTTTTCAAGCTACTCTACACCAAAGTCTAAATGGTACCGACAGACCTTGCATGAAAGGACATTGTATGTACACAAGTACAGGACAGAAAAGTTTGATATTTTCTGGATGGCGTTTAGCTGATATGGATGTAAATCAAATGCAATTTTTGTTTGACTCTGGAAATATAACTTCAGGTCGTATAACTATTTGGGGATTGGCTTGGCAGTAAATAACAATAACAACAAAAGGAGTAACAAGTTATGGGTAGAATGAAGAATGTTGACGGAGTTGATATGCCTCTTACCGCAGAAGAAGAAGCACAACGCGATAAAGAAGAAGCAGAATGGAAAGCTGGTGCGGCTGGGAGAGAGATGGCACAAATCAGACAGCATCGAGATACTTTGTTGAGAGAAACAGACCACTATGGTTTGGATGATGTTACAATGAGTGATGCAATGAAAACATATAGGCAATCATTAAGAGACATTCCTGCTAGTAATACAGTTTATGCAGATGTAACTTGGCCTACTAAACCTTAAGGATATAACAAATGGCTATACTTAAATTAGAACAAGCAATCGCAAATTGGACTCCAGGTACAGGTGATGCGGTATTGGCTAATGACCAATCATGGACAGGTTCACAACGTGCAACAATCGTAGTAGATAATGATGGGTCATTTGATTTAAATCTTGGCCAAAATTTTCAAGTTACTCCTTCAGGTGCTATACAAATTACGTTTACAAATATAGCTTCTGCTAATGGACAATCTGGTTATCTTCTATTAATCAATAGTGGTGGTCATGCAATTACACTTCATAGTACTTCCAAAGCAGATGCAAATTTAGCAACAACTTGTACTACAGCAGGGACATATATTTTAAGTTATATTTGTGACGGGACTAATGTTTATTTAACTAACTCAGCGGTAATGGCATAAGATGGCAATATTTCACTCAAACGCAATACCAGCAGGTAGTACTGGTTATGAAATAAATAATTCATTAAGATTTAATGATGATGACTCGCCTTATTTGACTTGGACTCCCGGTTCATCAGGAACCCAAACAAAATTCACGATTTCATTCTGGTACAAGATTGCTAGCACTGGCAGTAGTGTAACGCGAAGAACTTTTTTTAGTGCAGGGACTTCTGTGCATAATGAATTTGTAATCGGTCAGGGATCAGGTGGAACGGGAGATGACATTAATATACAGGGTTATATTTCTGGTAGTGGTAATTTTGAATTAACAACAAATCGAAAATTTCGTGATTCTACCAATTGGTATCATGTGGTGGTTGCGGTAGATACGTCACAAGGTACTGCATCCAATAAGCTAAAACTTTACATCAACGGTGTTGAAGAAACCAGTTTTGCAACGGATGGACGAAGTTCGATGGGGTCGAATCAAATTGTAAATTCCAATGTTCCTCATAGAGTGGGGCAATTTGCAAGAGTTGGTGGTCATTACATGGATGGCTATATTGCGGAATTTCATTCGGTAGAAAATCAGCAATTAACCCCTTCTGATTTCGGTGTATTTGATGAGGATTACGGACATTGGAAACCAAAAAAATATTCTGGCAGTCACGGGTCTAATGGGTTCTACCTAGACTTTAAAAATTCAGGTACGAAACATACAGTAACAGCAAGTGGTAATGCTCAACATAGCACGACAGAAAAGAAAATGGGTGCTAGTTCCATGAAGTTTGATGGATCAGGTGATTATTTAACAATTTCAGATCACACAGACTTTGATTTCGGTACTGGAAATTATACAATAGAATTTTGGATATATCCTACTGCTCTTGCAGATTATAAAAGAATATTTAGTTCCTCGGCATCAAATCACGCAGGAAACTTGTTTAATTTGCATGCGAGTGGAAATGCTCAATGGCTTGTTGGTAATAATTCTGGTTCTTGGATTTCAAATTGTTCTGGTCCTAGTAATGTAAGTGTAAATAATTGGTATCATGTAGCTGGAGTCCGAAATGGAACAACTACTACTTTATATCTTAATGGTGTAGGTGGTACTGCTGCATCATATAGTGGTTCTGCTGGAGATACAAACGCATCTGCTTGGAATATTGGTTATTGGGGTCTTTCGGGTGAATATTTTACTGGCTACATAGATGAAGTCCGAATTAGTAACACCGCACGTTATACATCAAACTTCACTCCATCCACTTCCGCTTTTACCGAAGATGCAAACACGGTTTTGCTGATTCATTCTGACACTACAAATGGCTCAACAGCCTTCACCGATTCGTCTGGTGTTACAGGTGGACCAGGCAACGATGCAAGTGCAAACAGCAACCATTTCACTCCAACAAATCTTGCAGCCAGCGATCAGGTGACTGATACACCTACGAATAATTTTCCAGTAATGAATAATTTAAACAACCAACCTTTTGCAACGACTTTTGCTGAAGGTAATTTGCAAATAACGACTGGGGGGAGTGGTCAAGAACCGGGAAACATGGCAACCATGGGAATGAGTTCTGGAAAATGGTATTTTGAGGTTTATCAGAAAGGCAACGGAAGTAATAACGCCTTGATTGGGATAAGGGGTACACAAGCTGGTATCAATGGTGCCACGGATAATCCCGGCAGGGTGGCAGACGGTTATGGTTTTTATGGTTTGGCTGGTTATCAAAATATCGTGAACAACAATGCTTATACTGAATATGGCACTCGCGTAGAGTATACAGATGGTGATGTTGTTTCGGTAGCGGTTGATTTGGATAATAATAAATGTTATTGGGCTGTAAACGGGACATATATAAATTCTGGAAATCCAGCGGGCAATAGCAATGGTCTTTCAATTACTGCGGTTGCTTCAACAACTCTGGGTGAGTATTTCCCTTGCATTGGTGATTACGATGCAAATTCGTATGTGCTTATAGCTAATTTCGGACAGGACGGCACTTTCGCTGGCAACGTAACCGCTGGTGGTAATGCTGATGGAAATGGCTATGGCAATTTTAAACATTCCGTGCCAACAAACTTCAAAGCCTTGTGTTCGGCAAATCTACCAGAACCTGCTGTAGTTCCTTCAGAACATTTTATTGCAACTATTCGTTCTGGTAACAATAATCAGGCTGTTACTGGATTTGGTTTTCAACCCGATTTAATTTGGAGTAAAACTAGAACTGCAACTCATAATTGGCAGTGCCATGATGCTGTAAGAGGGGCTACAGCTGGGGTGCTAAATCTAGATATAAGCGATGCTGAAAGTAGTTCATTCACACTTGACAGTTTTGATAGTGATGGATTTACGATTGACTCAGGCAATATTGCTGGGATGAATGGTAGTGGAAATAATTATGTTACATATGGTTGGAAAATGAATGGATCAGGAAGTTCTAATTCTAATGGTTCGACCACTTCAACTGTTTCTGCCAATACATCTGCTGGGCAATCCATTGTAACTTATTCAGGGTCATCAGGTAATGACACAGTAGGACATGGTTTATCGCAAGCTCCAAATTTAGTTATTGTTAAATCAAGGGCAAATGCAGACCAATGGCGAGTCGGATCAATTCAGAACATAGCTGGTACGACAATGGACTTTACAGACTACCTGAAGTTAAATGATACAACTGCCTTAACAGACGAATCTACAACTTGGGTTGATACTGCACCAACATCAACTGTTTTTTCGGTAGGTAGTGATAGTGCAACCAATCATCCCGGTTATACTTATGTTAGTTATTGCTTCTATTCCGTTGAAGGTTTTTCCAAAATTGGGGGTTATCAAGGTGTTTCAGATGCTGACGGAGCTTTTATATATACAGGTTTTAGACCAGCAATGGTAATTATTAAAAATATAACTCAGACTGGGAATCATTGGGTTATTTTCGATAGTGCTAGAACACCAGACAATCCTTCTACTAAATTTCTTTTTCCAAGTGATAATGCTGTAGAAAATACAAGTAATGGAAATAATTTAGATTTTCTTTCTAATGGAATTAAATTTAGAAAATCGGATGGTTGGTATAATCATGGAAACTATAAGTATTTATATATGGCTTTTGCTGAACAACCTTTTAAATATTCAAACGCAAGATAAGGAGAAAAAATTATGTGGGCTCAATTATCGGGAGGTGAGGTTGATAGAATTATTACCCATCCGGAAATTTTAAAAATAGGTGGAGTAACTTATCCAAGACAAACTTTTACAGATGCAAAAAAACTTAAATCATTAAATATTTTACCTTACAGAGAAGATTTAGTAAATAACCGATATTACGATAATGGTGTTATAACTTATGAAGTCAAAGAAGATGAAGTTTATGGTAAGTATACTGATCCACAACCAAAAGATTTTATATTGATAAAAGAAAATATGATTGAAACAACTAAACATTATGTTTCTTCTCTATTATCCAGAGATGATTGGATGGCTATTAGAGCTTCTGAATATGGAAAATCAATGCCAGAAAAATATACTGTTTATCGTAAAGGTTTGAGAGAAGAAAGTAATAATAAAGTAAAAGAAATTAATGCATTGTCAGATTTAGATGAGGTTGTATGGTATGAAAATACACCTTATATTGAAGTTCGTAAAGTGGAACATTATGATAAAATAACTGAAAAAACTACTTATGGTCCTGATACGGAAGAAAAGGAAATTGATATAAATCAAGTATATCATTATACGAGTGTAGATCCTTTGGCCAAAGTGGATGAATCTTTTGTATCTTTAACAAAAAAATAATTAAAAAGGATTTATACCCATGACAAAATATATAGGAAATACACCAGCTGAAAAGTACAGTAATTTAGTACAACAAACTTTTACTTCACCTACAGGTACAGGATTTACTTTAAACCATGAAGTTGCAACTTCTGTTGATCTTGCGTTGTTTGTAAATAATACAAGACAAGATCCTACCACTTATACTGCATCTGGAACAACTCTTACATTAACAGAAGCATTAGTATCTGGTGATACTATGTATTGTTTATTTTATGGTAGGGCAACCGATACAGTTAATCCTCCTGATTCTTCAGTAACACTTGCAAAAATGGCTGCAGGTACAGATGGGCAAATAATTACTTATGATGCTTCTGGAAATCCAGTTGCGGTTGGTCCTGGCACCGATGGACAAGTTCTTACTTCTACTGGCGCAGGAAGTCCTCCTGCGTTTGAAGATGCTGGCGGTGGTGGAGCATGGGGAACTAAGACAACTTTAACAACTGTAAGTTCTGTTACAGGAATAGAAGTTACAGGTTTAACTAAAACAACAAAAATAATTTTTTATGGAACATCATCAGCAGATGCAGGTTTAAGAGTACAAACTTCAGCTAATAATGGAAGTAGTTATGATGCTGGTGGTACTGATTATTCTTGGTGTTTAACAGAATATAAAGCTGACCAAGGTGGTTTGGCTTCTAGGTTATCATCAGGTATTAGCTATGGAATGGTTGCTCAAAAAATTAGTTCTCAAGCAGATCAGAATATATATGCAGAAGTAACTGTTTTAAATCCTACATTAACAACGGGCAGAATTAAGATTGAAGTAAATTGTTCTACAGATGGAGAAAGTAGTCCTGATCGCTTAGAAGCATGGCAAGGATTTGTTGCTAGAAATGCCAAGGCAGCCGTAAATGCTTTTAAATTATATACTTATTCTGGAAATATATCAGGAAAATATATAGTTTATGAGCTTAATTAACAACAAGGAATAAAAAATGGCTTTATCAAAAATAAATTCAAAAATGCTTAGTGGTTCTATAGCTGACGCTAGAATACCTGCTTCTGCTGTAACTCAGCACGTTACTGGCTTTGACGATGCTAATATTAGATCGGATATTCTCAAGCTAGCAATCCATCAAGCGATTGATGGAAATAGAGTAGCGTATAATTTAGAAAACGCATTTGTAGATGGCTTTGAAGATGATAGTGGGATTACGACAGAGACAACGGTAGATAGGGATACTACTGGTGAATATGTAAGTTCTATTACTGGTTCAGCAGTAGATAGTAATTATGTTTTTGTTATTCAATCAGACACGACTAATAATAGTCAGAGTTTTACTGATAATTCTGCAAATAATCATGCTATTACCTATGCTAATCAAACAAAACATTCTACCGATCAAGAAAAAATAGGCAATTCTTCAATTTATTTTGATGGGTCGGCTGACCAATTAAGAGCAACTAATGCTCATTCTGATTTTGCTTTTGGTACAGGAGATTTTACTATTGAGATGTGGTTGCGTTGGGATGCACAAGCATCAAACAAAACCCTTATTGGAAATCGACAAGGTGCAGTAAATGATGCTTGGATGTTTTATATTAGTACAAGTAATAATCTTGCCTTTTCTTCTGGTACTGCAATATTATTATCAAGTTCTTCAACAATTGCGGCTACTACTTGGACTCATTGTGCTGTAGTCCGAGACTCCGGAACATTGCGCATATACAAAGATGGAACACAAGTAGGTAGTGCTTCAGTTGGTAATAATTTTTCTTCAACCAATGTACCAAGAATTGCAGCAGGAGATACTCAAGGTAATGGAGATTTTGCAGGATATATGGATGGAATAAGAATAAGTAAAACTTGTCGTTATCCAAGTGGAACAAGTTTTACACCTTACACAACAAATGTGGGTATATCTGCCAATGCCACAGGTACTTTAATCTCTGATCCACAAACAGCTTCATCAAGTAGAACGTCATGTAGCGGAGTAATTATTTATGAAGATGCAGATGGTACAGCTACGTTAGGTACGGACTTAAAGATTTTCTTTACAGCAAATAACGGCACTAACTGGACTGAAGCGGCTAGTTACGGAACTGCAACCACATATAGTGGAAGTAAGAAGTTAGTTAAGTTAGGTAAT